TATTCTATAAGGAGTAAAATAAATCTTATTTGTTTCCATTATGAAGTACACAATTAATTATTAAAATGTAATCTTTATATCATTTTTTAAATTTATTAAGTAATAATTAAATTTAATTTTGTATCTATTGTATTTTTAGATGCTTTCTTTTTTACAGGTATATTATTTGTCTGTTTTTGTTTGGTATAATTAATATTTTCAATTACGTTTTTAAGATATGATGTATTAACAATTTCATGACTTGTTGATAAAGAAATCATAGGTTGTATATTAAGTAAATATGCTTTATCATATTTAATATGACAATTTCTAAATTCTTCTATACTCATATTACCATTAAATAATTTTAATAAATATCTGGAAGGCGCGGGTCTAATATGTTCTTTATAACCATAGTTTTTTCCTAACATCTGTATAAAACTATTAATTTCCCATACCTTATCTGTTCCCGAATGTACTGAAAAATTATAAGCATTGGCACATTGAAGACTACAAAATGATCCAAATGTCATATATGTATCATTTATACTATTATATTTTGTAGGCATGCCAAATATATGGTCTTTAATACTATGGCAACACCAATAACAATTATTAGTTGAATTAATATTAACACTGTATTGGTTTAATTCAAGTTGTTCTTCAGAATCTATATTACATAAATTATCTTCTTCAACTTCTAAATTATCATTTATAAAATAACACATAGGGTCATATGCGGTGGGTTCTAAATCTGGTTCAATATTATCAGATATATTATCACTGTTTTTAGAATATATATTTATATCTTCATTATTTATCTTATTAATATCATTATCTGTTAATGGTAATTGTAAAATTATATCATCATTTTCCATTGATATATCTTTTACCATAGTATTCATTAAATTTTTTTTAGATTTCTTCTCTGTTTTTTCTATTGGATTTTTAGCTTTTCTAGGCATATAAACATATAGTATATTATATAATGTTTATTTATTTATATCAAAATAATTTTTTAAATAATTCATATTGTTTATTAATGATTTATTCATACCAACCATGGGATCTACAGTGCTTGTTTTAAATTCAATATCTTTATTGTCTTTAGAATCTGTATTTACACATTTTGTTTTTATTTCTTTTATTTCTTGATGTAATGATCTAATTGTTTCTATTAAATAATATAATAAAAAAGCTCCTAATAATACGACTATTAATATCATTAAATCCATCTTATATTCTATTTATAATTTATATAATAATTAACTATATTTCATAGAACCTAAACCATTTTCTATATGAAATATATTAGTAGTAACAGAATATATAGTTATTTCATAATTAATTATATTAGATAAAAGAGGTTTATCTTTTAATCGTAATTTATTATTTAAAAAATCATTATTATAATTTCTATTTATATTAACATCTAATGATGTTTTTACAGCAGACGCATTATACGATCCAGAAGGTTGTATTTTTTCTGGAAAAAGTGCAAAAGAATAACAATAAATACCCGCTCTTGGTATTTTAGAATGATGTTGATAAGGTTGAACATAACCATAAAAATCTCCACTTTTTTCTTCAATGCGATTAAATGAATTCCACATTATTGAAGCACTATTTAATATTTTAGAATTTTCATTGTATATATAATCAGCTGTATAATTATTATGATAATTAAAATTATAATAATCCTGTCTTTTAAAAGCCCATACTATCTCTTTTGTATGAATATTATTAGTTAATATTATATTAACATGTTCTTGATCACATTTTTTTGTATCTATATATATTTTTTCTGCAACATAATTTATTTCAGATAACATTAATATAGCATTTCTTTCTGTTGTATCTAAAAATATATAATTTGCTTCAATATTCAACGACATTGGCACAGAATCTCCTTCTCTTGATTTACAAAAATTTGCTAAAGCCATTGTATTATCATTATGAAGAATGCTATAATATGATGGGCTAATATACATTTCTAATATAGAAGAATAAACTTGGTATAATGATTCAGTATCTACTAATTCAATTACTATTTCAATTTCAGAAGATTGTAATTTTAGCAATGGTAAAGCTAAAGAAGGATTTCTTGTAAACCAAAAATTAAGTGGAGTATATATTAATTTTTCTGGTATAGAAGGGCTATCGTTTTTTGTAATATCAGCAACAGGATAATAAATATAATTAAAACGATTATTTGTTACACTAATACGAGGTTGTGGTAAAGATGGATTTATTAAATCAGATGTATTACCTATAATTTTATTGTATGTTGAATTATTGTCTTTTAATGATAATTCATTCCATATTGTCATCCATTCTCCTGTTAAAGAATCTATAGTTACTGAATTCATTATAATATCAGCTTTTTTTATAATTACATTACCAATATTTTCTACCCATCTAAATTTATACTCATTTGTAGAATATATTGCTGGTAATTTAAAACAAAAATATAAATTACTTAAAAGATCACCATATCTGCCTATTTTACATCTATGTATTGAAGACGAAGTCTTATTTAGAAGATTATTTCCAGTATTAAATGATAATAGTATACTCTCATTAGAAAATGGAGTATGTTTTTTATAACTATATTTAAAAAAACTAATTTGAGGATTTTGTGTAATATATTGGTCTTGCTGGCTTGATAAAACTAATTGTAATAACCCTGCTCCCATTTACTAAATATATATATTATTTATCTTATATATCTAAAAAATAATTTATTTATTTATTTGCTTTTACAAAAGCTATTAAATCTTCTTCTGATCGTGTATTTGATTCAAATACAGCCTTTTTATCTCCTGAACTCATTTCTACAACAATTACTTCAGGAATAGAATTAATACCGTATTTGGCACTTTTTCCCCCATCATTTTTTATATCGTATGAAATAAAATCTACATATTCTAATAATTCGGTATTTGTAGATACTTTATCCCATGTTGGTTTGAAATTGTCACAATGAGGACACCCGTCTTTATAATAATATTCTATTCTTTTTGTTTTAGCATTTGTAAATGGTTCAAAAGACATATTATAACGTTGTGACATAAATACAAATGCTAATGATGATAATATTAGCACACCCAATAAAATATACATCATCATATCACTTGATTTTGTTTTTGAACGAGAAAAACTTTTAGATTTACCGTAACTGCCTTTTTTCATTACTCTATAATATATAGAGGTTTTATTATATTTAAGTATATATGGATTTTATAAATTATAATCATAAATATATATATTATTCAATATATTTTTTTGATTTTCTTATAAAAGATAACAAACATATCAAAGATTATAAGAATATTACAGATGAAGAACTTAAGAAAATATTTACACCAACAATATATAATGAAAAAATCCTATTTACTATTTTTGATGTAATAAGATATATAAAAAATATTGTCAAAACTGAAAATATATCATCTGTTGATAAAATAATTAATGGTAGTGTTAATTTAAAATCATTTATGAATAAATATAAACGCAATGTATTAGAAGTTTATCAATATTTTTATGAAAAGAATTTATCTAAAAATAAAAATTATATAGATTGTTCTATATATGAATCTTCAATAGAATATAAACAATATGATTTTTATAGAAAAATTATTAAAGAATGGTACGAATATATTGAAACTATCAATAAAAAATATATAACACAGAACATTTATTGGTGTTAGTGATATAACTAGTATATATTTGTTATATTTTTTGTTAAATCTTTATAATAATTATTTAATTTATATGTATATTTAGTATCAATATTATATGAAAATAATACAAGATTATAAGAATTAGCAATACCAAATGTATTATTTAAATATTTAATAAAATTTTTAAATTTATTTCTGGTAATTAATACAATTCTTTTATCAACTTCGTTATAATTAATATTATTATCTAATTTATTAACAATAAGAACAGAATAGTCTGCGTTTTCTAATATATTATATAAATTAATACTATCATTAATATTATCAGTCACTATAATTGTGCGATAAATTAATCTATCTTCGTAAATATCACATAGCTGATTTAATAATTTAATATGATTATTCATTTACGTTGATATGAATATTATATATATAATATATATATTTTATATCATTTTTTTAGTATATAAGATATTGTGATATATCTTATTATACATTATGAGCGCTAATATTATTATACCTAATACAATATTTTTAAATAAATTGAAAAATATAAAATCAAATAGTATTCCTAATATATATTTAAATAAAGCAAAAGAATTACATATACTACCGTGTTTTAATACTATTTATAATTCAAAATTAATATGGGATAAAAAGAAAAAATACGATAAAGAAATAATTTCTAAAAATAAAATTCATATTGTAATAACAGATTTTAGTGATAAATCTAAAAATAAAAGAGAATTTATAAGTTTTTTAAATAAATTAACAGATATTAAAAAAGACGATATATATTTTAAAATAAAAAATCTTATAAAACAAAATAATGATGATGATGAATTTTTCACAATATTATATAATTTTATTATTAAAAATGATAGTAAAAATATAGACATTTATTTAAATATTTTTAATTTTTTAAACAAAGACATTGTTAGTAAAAATATAGATATTTATTGGAATAATTTTAATGAAAACAAGGATTGGATACCGCATTCATATATTTTAGAAAATGATATTATGATTGGTAATGAAGATGATGTAATTTATAATTTATATTGCGATTATGTTAAATGGAAAAAAACAAATAATTCTATAATTAATTTATTAATATTATTAATTATTGACAAAAATAAAATAGATACTCTATTAAATAATATTTACAATTATTTAATAGATTATATTTATTTTTCAACAAAAAAATATCGCCATGTAATAGATATATTATTAGAAGATATAATTATAATTATATCACATTATAAAAATAATAATATTATTGATAAAATTAAAAATATAGATTTGTCAATTTTAGAGAATTCTTCCAAATTTTTAATATATAATATAATAGATAAAAAATAATAAATTATTATATTTCTTATAGATAGATAAACAGATAATGTCGGAAATCAATATGAGATATATTGGCAGTTTAATTATTAATTTATTAATATTTGTTTTAATTACTATAATTTATTTATATACTAACAAATTAGAAGAAATAGGATGCGATTGTTCTAATAATCCCGATAGAACTTTCATCAAAACATATAGTATTATTTCATTAGTATTTTTACTATTTACCGCATTTGTATCTATTGAAGTTGTAGGTAAAATGATGGGATCTGTAATAGCTATGGTATATTCATTATTAATTCTTGTATTTTATATGATATTTATCTATTATATATATACTACATTCACATATGTAAGATATTTAATTAATGAAAAATGCAAATGTTCTGAAGATATAAGTCGTGAAATTATTATGATGGGTACATTCATTGAATTAGTATTATTCTTTGTTACTATCCTTACTATGATTATAATTCCAGTATTAACAAATTCTTTCAGTCATGTAATAGAAAATATTGGAAATATTGAAAAAGATATCAAAGGTGATATTTACAATCCTGTTTCCAGTCTTAGCAAAAGCCCTAAAAAATTAATGAAATCTTCAAAAGATATCAACAAATTTTTAAAGAAATCTTCTAAAGATCTTAAGAAATTATCTCGTTAGTTTCTTAACACATATGATATATTCTTTTCGTCTAATTGCTGTTTAATATTATTTTTTAAATCATCATAAAACTTTTTAATGTGAATTCCAGCATCTTTTGTAAAAAGTTCTCCTTTGAGATAAGTTTGTCTTATATCTTCATTTTTAACAGCATCATCTATAGTTTTTTCTAATTTTTCAATATTGTTTGGATCGCAAAATATATATTTATTTTTATTTATAATATTTGTCTCAGGATATTCTGAAGCCCAATAAATAGGTATTGTACCGGCTTCTAAAGCATGAATTACCTTCTCTGTAATATATCCTTCTCCATGAGAATTCTCTGGGCAAATATTAAAAACAGACTCAGATATATGATCAATTTTTTCCGAAGGAAGATTTCCTATTTTAGGATAATTATTGAATAATGTACTAGCACATATTACAGGTGCATATTTTAACATAAGATTATATAGGTATGGTCTAAAATTATTTTGAAAACTATTATTATGAGATAATAATGTTGTCAAAAATTTCTTTTCTTTTTTAACATTTTTATCATAAGATTCTTGAAGGTGTTTAATAATATTATCCTCATCTTCTTTATAATCTAAATATTTATAATATGATATCCATAGAGGAAATCTAACATTATTATATTTAAATCCTACAATTATATCAAAATTTTCTTTTAATACATTATCATCATCAAATTGATGATGATATGGGTTATATGATGTATTTTCTCCTGTAAAAAACAGTTTAATTTTGGCTTTATAATCTTTGACTAGGTTTATATTACCACCTAATACAGATACTAATAGTATATCTGGATTATCATTTACACCCACGGTTTTAACCTCTCCAAAATGGTGTCTAATAAAACTAGTGAAATAATATTCTTCTTTAAGATTTTCTTCCCAAAAAAATAAATATGCTATTGTAATCATATTTTTAATATTTAATATTAAAAAGTCTTTATATGATATTTATAAATTAAGAGTACGAGTATTACCTTGTTTTTTTGATTTACTGTTTCTTAATATTTTAATATCTGCTGTATCTTCAATAATAGATGTTATTTCTTCATCGCTTACTGATAATGTTTCAATATTATTATCATTATCTATATTAATATTATCATGGACAGAACTAATTATATTATTAATATCATCTAATGGTTTATTAGAAGGTTCTGAATATTGAGGTTGTTCATTTAATGAACCAAATAAATTTGATACCATATTTAATATACCGCCTGATGAATTATTTCCTTGATTACCGCCCATCATCCCATTCATCATATTACCCATTGCTCCCATTGAATTCATTTGAGGAGGACCCGTATTTCCCATTACAGATTGTTTAGTTGCAGCATTTTGAAATCTTTTCATTAATTCAGGATCTGATTTTAAAACTTCTTCAATATTTGGCAGAGGTTGTTCTTTAAACATTCTATTTGTTAAATGAAACATACAAGCACTTCCCGATAAACTAATAAATAGTCTTAATTCAGGTGCCATCTTTTTACCAGATGATTTATATTTACTATGAAGTTCTTCAAAAATATCATCATAATCATTAATATTATCATGAACTTGTTCTGACCAACCATCTAATTTAATAGCAAACGGATCATATCGGGTATTTAAATATTCCGTTCCTGTTATAAATGCCATAAGCATTTTGCGTTGAAAACGAATACTAGCATCTATTTCTTTCTCTCTTATAATTCTATTATATTCTGTTCTCATATCATCTAAATCGGATTGCATATTAAATTTAAAAGGTAGTTTAAATCCTTTTGATTCTAATCTATCCATTTGATAAAGAAGTTCTCTTTTCTCATTTAATTCATCTCCTACTTTATATTTTTTCTTTTTATAAGTTTCTACAGATGATGCTTCAGATGTACCGCTTACATAACTACCTGTTTCATCATCTCCATTGTCAGATGACGCGTATGAACTAGCATTATCACGTCTATTATTTTTAGTATAACTTTCTTCAGATGATTCTTCTGTATATTCAGATGATACTGAAGGTGGAGCACGAGATTTTTTTTTATTTTTATAATTTCTATCTGAACTAGAGCTACTTGCTGTGCTATCACTGCTTACTGAACTAGCTCTAGAAGAACCACGTGATGATAATACTTCATTACTAACTTTTTTTCTGTTAAATAGGGAGTTATCGTCATTATTTAATTTATTTATTTTTTTAGAAGGAATATTAAAGCTAAATGGTGATTTAGACGCAAAATTATCTTTATTTATTTCAATTAAATTATCATTTTTATTGTTTAAATTAAAAGTACTCATATGTATTATGTATATAAGATTGTTTTATTTGTTTATATCTTATTTTTATATGAAAAAAATACGCGTTTTAATTAGCGCAAATCTTTCTTAATAAATTTAAATTATTAAATTGGAGGTAATTCAATATCATTTTCTAGACATATATTATATATGTTAATATAGCTATTATAATTATCATTATATATGAATTCAATTAAAGTTTTTTTTATATTTTCATCAATTTGTAAATTTTTTACATATTCAATCATAACATTTTCTTCAACATGCATTTTATTCATACTGTTAATAAGGTCGTCCATTATTATATAGTTGTCTATATTTAATAATAATATCATTTTTTTATATTATAAAAGTATTATTTAATACATTTTTATTCCAAGAAGCTATTTATCATATCATATGATATATAGCTATTTTTATTTATAAGATCTTTAAGATGATTTTTAATTGTAATATCAATATTTATAGAATCAATATATATAATCATATCACTTAGGTCAGTATCAATATAAGTGTTATTCATACTTGAGATAATATCGTTAATATCGTCGCAATTCATTGTTATATTATTATTTTTTTTTAATATCATTTTTTTCAATATTGTTAATAAAAACTAAACAAAACTTAAACGTCTATAAAATTACAAGGATCTAATGTAATTTCTTCTAATTTTGTCAATTTGTTTCCTTTAATATCATTACGAATATATGAGACAGTTTGCAGACATGAATCACTTAAATCATCTTTCTTTTTATTACTATTAAAAAGCTCTAATAAAAAGGTGTCTCTTTTAATATATTCTCTACAAATTTCAATGCTATTTTGTTTATTATTTTTATATTTATCTCTTCTAAAATTCTTCTTACAATCCTCATTTTTAACAACAGAAATAGGTTGATATGTGTGATTTTTAAGTTTAAGTGAAGCATTTACAAGAACAACATTTTTAACTAATCCGTCCCAGTATTTTAATAGATTGTAGTATGAATAAATAATATGTTGAACTGTTTTCATAACACCATTAAGGTTTGATGGTTGATTTTCAATAAGAACAAAATCTATAATGTCATATCCAGCATCTCTTAAATTACCTATAATAGAGTCCATTTCCATATAAATAATTTCTGATAATTCATTAATATTTTTTACAGCTTTTTTTGTTTCAGCTAATGTAATAATTTTCCAATCAAGAATAGTAATTGTATCTTCGTATTTTAAAATACAAAGAGCAAGATTCTTAACACCGATATCAAAGCTGATATATATCATTTATTAATAATACTAACTTATATCTTTATTTATTTATATCTTGAAAAGAGTACATAATTTATTTTATTTGCAAAATATGTTAAACTATTTTAAAAATTTATAAAAATAAAATTATGTACTCTTTTTAATTCATAGGGTATAAAGATTCAAAATTTTTAATAGTATTCTTGGTCTCTTTAGTCATTAAAAGAAATTTTTTAGGATGTATCTGTTCTAACATATTATGGTTTAGATAAATTATCAATTCTTCTATATGATTTACATCATTTATTAAATTATCAAAATAATCCTTATAATCATTGTAATAATTTGTTAGTAATTTAGAATTATTTATAAATAGATTATATATAAGATAATTATAATCTATAGTTGCCCAACCATTATCTTTTTTAACATTTATAATTTTCTTTTTATTATCATATCTTATATTTTGATTTTCTGGATAATCATTATTAAAATGTATTAATTCTATAAGTTTAAGTATAGGAAAACAAGCTTTAAAACATTTTTCATAAATAGCTTCTTTTGTAATATAATCTAATCTTTCTTTTTCAAAATTATTAGTAATATAATAGTTATTTGTAATATTATTTATATTATTAGTAATATTAGTATTATTATTTATAGTATTATTAGTAGTATTATTATTTGTTATATTTGGAATATCATTAGCAAATGCAGCACTTTTAGGTTTACAATTGTTTCTTAATTTATGATTGCTTTTACTTTGTTTTGTTTTAAATGTAAACATACATCTTTCACATGTTAAAATATTTAATCCTTTACAAACTTTTATATGTTCATTATAATATTTAGCAGTTAAATAGCATTTAGAACATTTTTCACACTTGTATTTAATAGTAATATCATTACTAACATTTTCATCAATTTCTAAATCTTCATTAACAGATGATATAGGAAATTCTTGATTAAGTTCAAAAATTTCTATACTATGTTTATTATTACAATGTCTTTGAAGATTATAAAACTTATCAGTTTCATACTTGCAATAAGAACATTTATGTTTTTTAGTCATAATATAACTTTATATTATAAAGATATATTTATATATAAAACTACAGAAATGTACCAAATGTTTATGACAGTGTACTTTATGTTTGTGTTAGTGTACTTTTTGTTTTTGATAATGTACTTTTTGTTTTGAAAAGTGTTCTAAAAATAAAAATTATGGTAACATAATTATATAAAAATAATAATAATATCACCACAATTTTATTAAAATCCGCGCGTAAGCACAATGGTAATATAAAATATCAGTTAAAATATAAAAACATTATCATTTTTTTATAAAAAAAAGAGCAAATGAGCTCCTCTTTTTTATTTTTTTTATTTATATAAATTATTTATAGTCTTTTATACCTGTTTTAATAGATATAAGTATCATCAAATGTTTATATATAATTTATTAAAGTTAAAAAATATTTATTTTAATATTACACATAATTTCTTATGTCTT